CTCCGGTCTACCTGCTGGCACGCCGGTGATGCTCAAGACGACAGCGGGAGCAGGTAATGGCACAGCAACGATGACCTTTGCGAGTACGCCGGGATTTGGAATCGCCGTTGGCTGGACCGTGTACGTCGAGGGTGACAGTGCCACACGCGTGATTCAATCCATTGCTGGCGGTGTGGTGACGTTGACAACAAACATAGCTGGAACGGTAAGTGCAGGTGTCAATCGGATTTTCTTTGCACCTCCGACTACATTGGCTTCTGCACAACAATTCGGCATCTATATCGCATCGCTGCCTTATATTGCTATCGGTTCTGCCAACTACTTGTCGAACTACAATGGCGCTTTCATTGCATCGAGCACAACGCTTCTGGTGTTTAGGGTGGTGAACACTCAGGCCACGCCGGCAAACGGTGCGGCACTGGTTCTTTCGACAGTACCGTTGTTTCCTGTCTGTGGAGGCAACACGACCTTTGGGAATCTGATCGTGTATGGTGGAACGCCGGCGGCCAGCAGCAAGGCGCTGGGCACGCCGAACGGGTCGTTCACTCTGCTACAGCTCTCCAGTAGTTCGTACGAAGCACTTCTCGGAAGCTTGGTCTTCATCCCCGGCGTGGATGGAACATATTCGGGCGCTGGCGCTGCGTGCGGTGTGCCAAACGGCTCGCTGGTGGGTGCTGGTGCCGGTGGTGTGAGCGCTAACCCGGTGGCAGGCAATGGCGGGCCCGGCGCCGGGGGCGGGGCTCCTGCCGCCACGAACGTCTCTTCCCCCGCGCCATGCGGCGGCAATGGCGGCAGTGGCTTGCTGTATCTCCTGTATTAAGAAGGGCGCATGCAATACATTAAACAGGGCACAAATACCTTTCAGGTGATAAACGGCGAGCAAGTGCTGATCGATGCCAACGACAACTACGATGTCAACGCCGATGGCAGCATTGTTCCGAAACAGCATGTGTGGCTATCGAAGCTCCAGTTCCGCAACCTGTTCAGCATGGATGAGCTGGTCGCGCTCGATAACTTCGCCTCAAGCACCACGCTGACCTCCGATCAGAAAGCGTATCTTACGACGCTCATGAAGAACGTCGATGCCGCAGAGAGCATCGACCTCTGCTATCCGATGACGCAACAGGGGTTGGCCTACATCGAATCCGCGGGTTTAATCGCCGCAGGGCGCGCGGCCCAGATCCTCGCCTCTACGGTCTAACGCTTCGTCCAGACAGTTTCTTCCGGCCGGCCCGAACCGGCGTAAATCACTCAAAGGAGAAATTCACTTATGCCAGGAAACCAGTTCCTGCACGGTGCCGAAGTTCTGCAAATCGACACCGGCTCGCGGCCGATCACGACACCGTCCTCGGCGGTGATTGGCCTGATCGGCTCCGCCCCCTTCGGGCCGCTCAACATCCCGACGCTGATCAGCGGGAGTCTGCAGCTCGCCACCCAGACATTCGGTCCGGCTGGCTACGGCTTCACGATTCCCGACGCGCTGGCTGCGATCTTCGCGCAGTGCGGCGCCCAGGTGGTCGTCGTCAACGTGGCGGACCCGGGCGACAACACGCTCCAAACCAACGTCGCCGCCGCTCCCCTGACGTTCAGCTCGGTGGGCCAGATCCAGCTTCCGCATGTCGCGGTGTCTGCTGTCGCGCTCACCGGCCCGGTGACGGCGCCGATGACGTTCCAGGGCACTGCACTGCCGTTGCCCGCGGGCGCCAGCGCGCCGGTCGTGAAGTCTGCGGACGGCACGAAGACCTACACGCTCGCCACGGACTACACCTTCGCGGGCGGCACGATCACCCAGGTGGGCGGTGGCAGCATGGTCGCGAACCAGGCTGTACTGGTGACCTACACGATTGCGGGCATCACTGCCGGCACGGACTACAGCGTTAACGCGAACAACGGTCTGATCACGCTCATCAGCGGCGGCAAGATCGCGGCCAACGCCACGCTCAACGTGGCCTACAGCTATCTCGACCCGACCAAGGTGACGCAGGTTGCCGCGGCCGGCGGCACCAACGCCACCACGGGCGCCTACACCGGCGCGCAGGCGTTGCTGGCCGCGGCGAGCGTTGCCGGCGTCACTCCCCGCATTCTTTGCGCGCCGGGTTTTACCGGCATCAAGACCGGCACGACGGCCAACGCGGTCATCGCTGCGCTGGATGCAGTGGCGGGCAAGCTGCGCGCAATCCAAGTGGCCGATGGGCCCAGCGCTGCCAACGGTCCACTCACCACCGATGCCTCGGCGATCAGCTTCCGCAACGATTGGGGTTCGAAGCGCATCTTCCTGGTCGACCCGGGCGTGATGCGCTTGAACCCGGTGACCGACGTCAACGACACGCAGGCTGCCTCGGGCTATGTGGCCGGCGTGATCGCGAACCAGGACGCCACCAACGGCTTCTGGTTCAGCCCTTCGAACCAGGTCCTGAACGACGTGCTCGGCACCAATCGCCCTGTGGACTTCGCCATGGGCGATTACGCCAGCCGGGCGAATTTGCTCAACCAGAACGACATTGCGACCATCATTTACCAGGATGGCTACCGGCTGTGGGGCAACCGGACGTGCTCTGCAGACCCGCAGTGGACGTTCCTGTCGGTCGTCCGCACCGCCGACATGATCAACGACGCGATTCTCCAGAGTTTCCTCTGGGCTGTGGACCGCAACATCACCAAGACCTTCCTCTCCGACGTCGTCGATGGCGTCAACTCCTACCTGCGCAGCTTGCAGGCCGAGGGCGCCATCATTGACGGCAAAGCCTGGGCCGATCCGGAGCTGAACACCCCGGCGACGATCGCCTCCGGCCAGATTTACATCGACTTCGATTTCGCTCCGCCTTATCCGGCTGAGCACATCACCTTCCAGTCGATGATCAATGACAACTACCTCACGGAGGTGACCGCGTAATGCCTTATCCGCAACGTCTGCAGAACTTCGCCGTCTTCGCCGATGGCAAAGGCTATGTGGGCCTGGCGCCCGAACTCAACCTGCCGAAGGTGACTTCGAAGACGGAGGAGTACCGCGCCGGCGGGATGGACACGCCGGTCGAAGTGATCACCGGCACGGAGAAGCTCGAGTGCTCCTTCACGCTGGCTGAATACAACGCCGCCGTGATGGCGCTGTGGGGTATTACCACCAGCGCGGAGACGCAATTCAGCTTCCGCGGCGCCGTGCAACGCCAGGGCGAGGATGCTCAAGCGATCGTGGCCACGATCGGCGGCCGGATCAAGGAGCTGGATCCCGGCACGTGGAAGGCTGGCGATCAGGCCACGCTCAAGGCGTCCATCGCGGTGACTTATTACCGGCTCACCGTCAACGGCACAGACGTGATCGAGATCGATGTGGTCAACATGAAACGCATCATCAAAGGCGTCGATCAACTGGCCAGTCAGCGCGCGGCGCTGGGCATCTAAGCCATTTCTGCAGCCACGGCAGTTCCGGTCCGGACGGGATTCCCGGAGCAAACTACTTTCGCTTTCCTTGGAGATGGGGCGGTGTTGCGAGCCGCCCCGCTTTTTTAGCAGGATTCCATGCAGCAAACTGAAATCACAATCAAACTCGAGTTCCCAATCACTTCCGGCGCGCAGCTGATTCAAGAGATCACTTTGCGCCGGCCGAAGGTCAAAGACACCCTCGCCGCCCAGAAAGTGGCGGGCAGCACGGCTGAGCAGGAGGTCCGGCTGGTGGCGAACCTCGCGAGTTTGACGCCCGCTGAAATCGAAGAACTCGATGCCGCCGATTATGCGCGCCTGCAGGCGGTACTTGAGCGTTTTTTCTCCCCGGCGCTGCGGAACTCCGCGAAGCAGTAGTCTTCCTGGCGCATGTGACCGGCTGGTCTCTCCCTGATCTTCTCGAGCTGTCGCTCGAGGACTTCCGCGACTGGTGTGAAGCCGCGCAATCTCTCCGCGAAACGCTGACTCCCCAAAGCTGATGCCAACGCCCAACGCCAGTGTCGTTGTCAAAATCGGTGCGCTGATGGACTCGACCGTCGGCGCTGTCTTCGGCAAAACCACGTCTGGTCTCAAGAAGATCGGCGACACGCTGAAGGACCTGGCGGCGCGTTCGCAGGAGATGAAGCGGCTCGACGCAACAAGCCTGCGCCTGGGTGAGTCCGTAGAAACGCTTACCGCGCGGTATGAGAAACAGAGCGGGACGCTCGCCAAGGCGGAGGCATCCTTCGCGAAGGTCAAAGAGAAGATTACGGCGGCCGGGGGTGCT